CTGTGCATTTTCAATGCGTTGAATCTTTTTCAACTGCGCTGGAATAAACTTCTTCTCAGCTTTACGAGCTTTTTGCAGATGCTTTCTTACGTCAGCCTTGGTAAGTTCTTTACCTTCAACCTCTGTAATTACGTCATCCGCTGAATAACCGTCACTATCAAATATCAAATCTTCAGCCCATTCAATAACCTGTTCAACTTCGGAAGCTACATTCTGTAACTCCTCGACTGAAGAAAGTTCTCTGTATGGGTTTTCTGAATCCTTGACTTCTGGAGCGACTTGACTAGACATCTCTGTCTTGATCTTTTCGAGTTCGGCTTCAGCAGCTTTTCTTTTAGCTGTGAGTTCACCGAAGCTAGCAACTGCACGACTACCCAACTTGTCGGATAACTCACGCAGTTCCTCTTCAGTCATATCATCTAATTCAATCTGGGAAAGAACGTCTTGTTCTTCAGTACCCTCTTCAACTTCCGCGGTTTCCTCTTCGGCTTCAGATGCTACAGCTTCTTCCTGAATTTCTTCAGGCTGCTCAACTTCGTTCGTTTCCGAACCAAGAATCTGACTCTCCTCAGGGACTTCCTCCGCTTGTGCAGGGGCAGGGGTTAATTCCTGCTTCCTTCGCTCTGCGAATGCTGATACTGACATGTTTGTCGCTTGCTTTGGTTCAGCTGCAGCGGTAGCTGTTTCTTGACTTTCACTCATAATATAACGCTTTTTGCGCCAGCGATGGCGATAAGGCATTATAGCACTAGTTTTTGGTCAACTATATCTGAGGGAATCTTTTTTGCAGAGTCTCCCAATCGCAAAGACGAATAATCTCGTCATATGCCAGGATCTTGCCTGCAGTCTGCTGTACAACGTCAATGTCTGCGCCCTGCAAATGACTGATTGTTTCTTCTCTCAGTCTCTGTATTTCTTGAACAACTCTACCGAAGTGTTCATGCCTGTGCAATATCTGTATGTCTTCTTGTAGATTCATTACATTTGTTGTGTTTGCATTTGTCCTACAGAAGCTGCTCTAGTTCCTAGTTTACCAAACTCTGATCCATTGATCATTTGTTGTTCCTGGAATGTGTATTGAGCTGCGTACTTCTGTAGTCTCTGCTGGAAGCCTTGATCCTGCTGCAGTCTAGCTGCAATGTCAGGCTGCTGAGTGTACTGCTGGAGTATCTGCGCTGCAATCTGACCACCATTAGGTCTAGCAGGCATTTCTATTCCAGCGAAAATCTTGGATAAGTCATCAAGTATCTGCTTCTGAATCTCTTCAGCTCCGCTCTGCGCTTCCTGCATGATACTGTCAGCAAGGATAGGATCGATTGATCCAGCTGCAGCCATCAAGAGACTGTCCACGTTGATTCTGCCATTGCGATCCAATGAAACAAGCTCGACTAGTTGCTTTAACTTGGCCTCCTGCGTCTTGGGGTCGTTGTTTACTGCGTCATAAGAAACTGTAATGTCATAGTTCTCGTCAGGGTTTCCCTTGGAGAATACTTGAGGGTCTGGTACTCCAGTTACTCTGAAGAACATTTCGTCAGGGCCGAAGCGCTGAAAACATGTAAAGCACATACGCATTACTTCAGAGCAATGCTGCAGGAACTTGTCAACGAGGAACTGCTGCCTAACCTTAGAGATTGAACTATCTTCGTCCAGTCCAGTAAGTCTATCAGCTTGGTCTTGCTGGTTCTTCTCCATCTCAATGCTACTTTCAACAGAAGTAGCTGGCGGAACGTCACCAAATTCGTAGTCGTCCTTCCTTCTTCTTGGGATATAACGCCCTGGCCCCCAATCCATAGGAGGCTGATTTACTGGATGCATTATCGGTGGAAGCGTAGTAATGCTATTCCTATCTATACGTGTATCCCTTTCAACTTTTACCTGCTGCTGAATACCTTTTAGCAATCCTGGGATTGTAGTGGTATCGTACAGTCTTTTACTGTCCTCGGACAGTCTAGTTACGACTACTGGATAATCATCATATCCATTCAATAATTCAAACTTAGCGTAATCCTGCTGAGTTTCAGAAGTGAAATCTCTATGAAATACTGTGCAATAAATGCCTTCTGCTGCGTCATCTGGATCCACAAGGCGCTGATAGCAATGAACAATCTCTATAAGCTCTTCTGCTTCGTAGGAACTATCCTTATAAGAATTGCTTCTACGGTCTTCTTGTTCTGTTTCAACGCTATCAATGTTTACTCCTCTGAATTTTTCAATTACATAATCAACAAATCCTTCGTCCCAGCCTTCAGTAATGACCTTGTTCTCCAGTTCCTGAGCTGTGTAGTATGTTCTCCAGAAGCAGTAAGGCGCTCTCTGGGGATCAGTAACATAGCTAGGGAAGAAGAAGTCACCGTCAGGCGCAAGAGTCTTCAACTCAGGTGCATCAATCTTTCTGCGAACTGTAGGAAGCTCTGCTTCTCCAGTCCTGCGCAAATCCTTCAGAGCCTTCTTTGCTCTCTTGTCGGTTACTCCGTCAAAAGCAATCTTGATTTGCTGTAGAATCTGCTCGTCATCATCCATATCAAAGAGTTCACCAAACTCTGGAGCTATTTGCATTATCTGCTCCATGTTCAATCTCTGCACAACTCTACGATCTTCTCTGTTCCAGCCTACGTAACTAATCAATATACCTCTTTCTAAGAAGTAATTAGCAGCCAGTTCCATTTCCTTGTTGAAGCGCGGAATATAGCCAGACGATACCATCCACTTCAGAAAGCTACTGACAATAGCAGCCCTGGGGCCGTCAGTACCTTCTGTAGGGAAGGCTTTTACATTAGCCCTATTGAGGCTAGACATAAATAAAGCAACAAGCCTAGTGATTCGTTCTTCGATAACGTGGCATTCAAGGTCGGATGCACCCTCCCAAGGAAAAGCGTCAGCTCCGTGCTTGCGCAAGTCCCTACTCTTTCCTGCCCAGAAGTTGTGCCTGTCGTCATACGCCTCTCTGCATTGGTCAAAATAAGACTCAAGCTCTAGTACTGTTTGGTCGTAGGCGTATTTAATTGATTTTACATCTGGTTTCCCAGTATAGTAAGTTAGTGATTCAGATACTTCGTTTTGCATGCTCCGCTTTTTTCTTTGCTTTTTTTAGTATACCGTATACGTAGTTTTTAGGCATCCCTATCATATCACACAATTTTTCTGCAGGAATCTCTTGAGTGTTTAGAGTTAAAGCACGAACTAGTATCTCCCAGGCCAAAAACCTATCGACCTGTTTATCGATCCAATCTTCGTCAAGGGTAATGTCTTCATCTGTACTATGCATTGAATAATTTTTCCCTGATGTACCTGAATGAAGAGCCAACCTTATCAGCTATTTCTTCAATCAAAATGCTCTTACCAAGAAATGTTTTCTGCATTCTTCTGGGTACAACAACTGGTATGACTTTCTCTATTTCCTGCACTTTCGCATATACATAGCTAGGGTTGGGCGCTAAACGAATAACTCGACCCCTGTGGTGCTTAGGTACAATTTCTGGGACAATAAGAGCCACGTTTAGTAGTTCTTGTCCTTCTTCGGAAATCCAAGTGTTCTTGCCTTTTCCACTAAGCATGGAAGGCTCTAGTTTGTCCTTGCATATCTGTAGGCATTGATCAAAATCGAAATCAGTTTTCACTTCATTCATTATGGTTTGTAGTCTCTTCTTTGGCATTAATATCCTCCGCTTGATTTATTTTGTGCTTGCAGGCTTGCTGCATTGTAGTGATCTGGGCCATCCCCTGAATTTATCATCCTGAGATAGCGCAGTAAGTCAAAGAAGTCTTTCAGCGCTTCATCGTTCTTCCCTTGACTATTGTAGTTGACAATACTGTCTATTAAATTTCCGCATGCTTGGTCTACGTAAAGCATAGGTCTGTTCGCTTTATCTATTTTTGCATCTGGATTGTACGCAAGCCATTCGTCCAGAGCTGCGATACCTGTCTCTTCCTTTACGCCACTACTAGGAATGAAGTGCATGTCGTAGTCCCCGAATGACGTAAATAGGTCTTCGTTGTTTTCATTTTCTCTAGCGAAGTATCTGCTGTCCCCTATGCGTTCACTAACTTCAATACCTAGTTCTTCCTCTATCTGCTCGAACAGTTCTGCGTAAGAACCTATGTCCAGTCCTATCTTCTTAGCTGCAGGGCCGAACTTCCACTTGGGGTCACCAAATATAGCCCATTCTCCGTAAGTTTCTCTATCTGGCCACTCCTTGATTACGTATGTTTCTCCGTCCTTGTTAACTGCAGCCCAGATCATACTGAAGTTTCTAGCCCCAGCTGGGTCAACGATATGGTAGCAGGTGAACTCCTTCTTATTAGTAAAGTCAGGCATCTGCATTCCGTGACGATTCGGGGTGTCCGATAGGACATTCACGCTTGTACTAAACATGGGTAGGAGCGAAGTCATACTCTTGACTGGCACTCCGTAGGCACGTACCAGAATCTCGTCCTCTGGACGATCCTTCAAGTCCTTAGCTATACGTTCGTACCCTCCAAAAGGGTTCTCGTCAGAATGTAAATAAACTACTGCTGCTTCTCTACTAGGACTGTACTGCACTACTGGTACATCCCGATCTAGTAGTTCTGCATGCCTGTTCTCTAGAGTTTCTGCACCCTTCAGGTATTCAGAGATAAAGGGCGTGAATCCATCAATAGGAGTAAAACCTATAAGCATCTTGCTGTCTCTAGTGGCCAAGCGGAATCTAAGCGTATTTACAAGTGCGGCATCTCCGAGATATTCATCCAACCAAGCCCCAATATTTAAATCCTTAGGATCCTTAAAACCAAACTCAAAACCTTCCAGGATAGTAGCGTTGTTAGTGAACTGCGTGTAAGTCTTAAAATCAACCCTAGTCCTAGTATCTGGAAAGATAAATGACTTAGCTGTGAAGCCATTCTGCATACTGAAGTTGATATAACCTTCGATGCCCTTAGTCTTCTTCTTGAACTCCTTGGGCATCATTTCCCATATAGCAGCTTGCTGAACCTTGACAGATGTATCTTCATTCTGACTAAAACAAACTATATGACCATCCTGGCTTTCCGTTACGGCCTGCATTACCATCTTGGCACAGCCTGTAGTCTTGCCAGATCTATTACCTCCTAGAGCTACGATTTCATCGTACTGCTTGCAGGACTGCTTTATCCTGTCCCATCCTGGCAAATCAAAGCCATGCCTTAGTGGGTCTTCTGTACTAGCCAAAATACGGCCTTCATGCATCTTGTGCAGCTCCTGCAATAACTTCAGGTCTGTACTGCCTATCTGGACTATTTCTTCGTCCGTAAGCCCCTGCATGAATGGGTGCTTTGTAAATTCAATCATTAATCCTCTATGCCTCTACGCGCTTGCCATTGACTCGGACTATTATCTTTCTGTCCTTGAGCTTCTTGCTCCAGTCAATTTCATCGTGGTTCTTACTCTGCTTCTCAGCATTGTGTCCTGGTCGTGGTGAGCATCCTTTACCCATATTTTACATCCTCAAAGTATTCATATCCTGCTTCAGTAATATAAGGGGCATCCAGTTCGTAACAGCATACTCCGTAGTTCCCATCAAAACTTACAGTAACCCATCCGTGCTTAACGCCCAAAACATCTGCGTACTTCCTCAGCCCTGCGTGATAAATCTGAAGAGCACACGTCTGAACTCCAGTCACGGCTACAGCTCGTATGCCGTCTTCTGCTTGAAAAAAAAAAACAAATCACTACAATCACACTCACACATCA